AGTTTGTGTAAATGGCATTAAATAATCGGCGCGCTTGGACGCATCCATTTCTTGTCCCATCTTTGTTGCCATTAATTTTGTTTTAGCCTAAGTTTCATCAATTAAAAGTTTAATTTTACCTCCAACCAATTGAGTTTGTACGTAAGTATGAGCTTCTGTATTAATAGGCGCATTAGCTTTAATTAAATACATTGCATTTTCTTCCACTCCGGCGCCTTTAACTTTCTTATACTGCTCATTAAACTCATCAGATGTGCCTCCATCAACTCCAAAAGGCGGCAAATATTCACCTGTTTCTGGATCCTCTTGTCCTTTGGTCATGAAGTCTATTAAACCAACTCCAAGTCCATTGGCGTCAATTGCGATCATACGAGCCTTGTATTTATAAAATAACTTTTTAATTTTAATAGCTTGTGCTTCAAAGTCCTCGGCTTCATAGGAATAGAGATTGACTAAAGATTTTAAAGCTGCGCCTTGCGCCTAAGGAGTGACTTTGAAAATACAAACTTCAGTTGTACACTTAAGACGACCCACATCGACGCCAAGTACGTAATATCCACTCTTTGACGTACGTCCGGAATACTCGTATTCTGGTTGTAATAATTGACGATGCTTATCAAATTTTTCAGCAGAGAAGAAGGCATTTTCAGCATCTCCACTCCATTCTGATTCATATTCTCGACTAAAGGAAGCATCATTGTAAGTTCCGTCTAATTTTAGTTCTTCAATAAAGCTCTTTTTTAGTAATTTTTCCATAACTGGAATACGCCAGGTTCCACCCATAACAACTGCTTCATCAGGATAAATAATTTGACGAATTAGCAACTCTATAAGTTTTTCATAAGCAAAGCTATTCTTCCATCCTGCGGTCGTCACATAAATCTGACTCTTGTTAACAGTTTCCTCCTCTACGCGGGAACCGTCTGATAATCTTCGATCTACGTTCATTGTAGGAATAATAACTTCGTTCAGCAAGGTCTAGTCTATAAGAATACACTCTTCCATTAGACCACCGGTAGCACGTTTACCACGAGACGACTGGCGCGCCGCCATAATATCTAATTTTGAACCATTTTTAAATATTAATTCAATATTATCTTTACTTGTTTTAGTCTTACCTCTTGTCATATCGAGCTCATTCTTTAATCCAGGTATTAATTTGCAAAGCTCGTCTGATTTTTCTTTAGCAATACCTGCCGCTTGCTCTTTACCCCCTGTGGTAACGAATAAATGGCTACCAGGATATAGTATACATCTTAGCATTAATACAAGTACTGAGAGAAAACTTTTTGAATACGCACGAGGAAACGTTGCATAGGCATATCTATGACGCATAACTGCGCGTAAAAATAAACGCTAATAAAAAAATAACTAAAAATTTTCTTTGTTCTCTGGACCGCATAAGAATTCTACAAACATATCAGGATATTCGCGCCAATAGGCAACATACTACCGCACTATTGGTATCTATTTCATAATGCGTTCTTTTGACAACCCTATTTTTTTCTGGTCTCCACAAAGGGCGAGATTAATTAGATCTTGAACTGCCATAGCTTCACTCTTTCTCGAGTAAATCTCGATCTTTTTGTCTCATCTCTAGTAAATTGTCATAATGCGCAACAATATCTTCATCCTCGAGTTCCGTTGGCGCATAAGGGTCAAAGTCATCACCCTCTTCTGCCTGGCGCGCTTCCGCCTCACGATTCATTTCATTTTGAATCATAATTTTCTTTAAAGAGTCTTCAATTTGTTGTCCAAAGCCTAAATCTTGGGTAACTAGCTTACGCACATATTCATTCATATCTCGTAAAGTCATATCAACTTTATCTTGAGGTATATCTGTCGCAAACCTTGGAATAAAACCATCTTTTTCGCAAATAGCGATAAGCTATCCAATAGAATCTACATAATCATCTTTTTGTTCTTTATTTTGCGCTGCTGTAAACTTAGCTGATTTACGCAATGATTCAGATACTTTTGATAATTTCTAAAAGCCTTCGATATCGCCACAGTCAATAGCTTGGTTAGCTTTTAAATTTGTTTTACATAAAAGAATTAATGTATTTTCAGAGTCTGCATCTTGAATATCAAATGATTTTTTCATCTTTTGATAATCTGTTTCAAGCTCTATCCATTCACTAGGCTTATATAACTTACCCCATTTCATTGCATAGGTAATCTTTTCTTCTTGTGTCATTTGCGCAGATAAATCGGGTAATGCAGAGTCATCAATAAAATCATTCTCATTAAAAGAGTTATTTTCTCCTAAATAAGGGCCACCTGCGCTAAGCGCCGCCATCATAGAATCATTGCGCGCCTTTGGGGAGGTAAGAGTTTTATACTATGCTTCTGAAATCTGACCCGCTTCAAACTACTCCTGATACATCGCATCAAGTTCAGCCTTTTCCGCAGAAGCCTGCGCGCTTTGTTGATAATATAATTCTTGAATACGCTCATTATCTGCCCAATAATAATCCTTCCACTGTTTTAATTTAGTCTTCGATAAATAAGATCCAAATACAGCAGAATGTGAAATAGGCTTATCTGGCTTTTTCGCCATTTTATTTTCAATTACTGCGTTCCACTCTTGAGGGATATAAGGAACGTCTAATTTTTCTAATAGCCATGTAAAAGTGCTAGGATCAAAAACATCAACATGCATTGTCAAACATTTTTTACAAAGTTCTACATAACTACCATCTCTATACTTATAAAAATTAATTTCTTCTAATTCTTTATTGCATTTATTACAATGATATTTAGCCATTAGAATCTCCTTTCTTAATTATATTTTGCTTGCCTTTATTGATTTATAAAATTAAGCGTATATATATAATTATTTTTGTCCTTATTTTTTCTTATTGCGGCACATTTTGCAAATGCTATAAAATCCATCTTTACTTGTGCGATTCTTAGAGAAAAAGCGCGAATTAGCTGGTTTAAATTCTTTACAACAAGAGCAACGCTTCCATGGGCCTTTTTGTTCATTACGATAATACCAGATTAAGAAGTCATGCTGTTCTTTCTCAGCTATAATTTTAGGAATTTTTTTACACCATAGACTGGAAATGTACTACACAGTAAAACTTGTATTATGTTTTTCTTTTAACATTTTTTGAATTTCAATATTTGTTTTTCCATTTACTTTCATTTTTACAATATCAAAATACATAGGATAATTATCTAATGCCTTATGTAATAATTTATCAAAATCTTCCATCAAATAAAAAAAGTCACTAGAATATTTACCTTTAGTCTCTATTTTTAAAGCATTATAATTATTTAAAATTGCTTGAATATGCTCTGGTTTAAAAAAAGAAATTAAACCTGTGCTTTGTGGATCTCCATTTTCATCTACATATTTTTTTTCACTTAAATCAATTTTATTTGCTCCTTTTGCACAAGGAGTGCAAACCATGGGGGCCTAATATGAATTCTTTAAGATATATTGGTCTTTACGCATTTCTATGAGTTGCTTTTTGAGAAGGTATTTGCGCTTTCCTATAGCACGTTTCCCCTCCTCTTCAATTTGAATAATAGCCTCGCGCAATTGCTTAAGACCAGGAACATTTTCTATATCTTCTTCAGTGATTGTATTTTTTGGTGCAAAGATAATATTTTTATCATTTGTCATTAAATTATAAATACCATCTTCTCCATTTTCAAATTTTTCTGCCAAACCTTCAAAAGACGTTTCGCGCCTTGCAACAGTAATCATTCTATTGTCAGTAAGGTATAGGTGCGATTTACGTTCTTCTTTTGTGATACCTCCCATAATATAATCGCCTAAAATTTCTAAATAACGATTTGTTAAAGAGGCGGCAGGGGTTTGGGCTATAATCTTATTAACCAACGCCGAGCGCTCTTCGCAGGTAGCTAACTTATAATCTAATTTTATAGTTTGCGCAATATCTTCAGTGATAATTTTCTCTTCTATATTTTCTTCCTCTTGTTCAGAAGAGTCTTCAATATCTAAATCCTCATCAGACAAAAGGTCGTCTAAAGTTTGTAATGTATCCATTCAAAACTCCTTTCATCTATCTTTAAATAAATTATACCAAAAAATTTTTACTATGTCAAGAGGTTAATGAAATAAGTACTTGACTTTATAAAAAAATCTGTTATAATAATAGTATCATCATATGAAAGGAGAAAAGAGATGATTATTATTTTAAGAGAGCGCCGGTCTAGGTTATATCTTCCTTAGACAGTTACCTTAAGCGGCTAAGGGTGGGCGCGCCATGAATTTAGTATAGTTATTTAATTGGTGCAATAATTGGATTGAGTACCAAGAGGCAGAGGGCAAAGTAAATTATGCATTTTTGGAGAGCGATAAGACACTTTACATCTTTTTCTAGCCAAGTCGCGGTAAGCTAGATTGGTGCGCTAACTTCGCCTACTGGCGCCGCCCCTATAAAGATATGAAGATAAAATATAGGGTACATGGAGGCTTCTTAAAGTGCTGGAAAACAATAGAAGATATTGTTATTAGGCGCGC